TATTGTGCCTTCTGTTATCATAGCCTGTATTGCTACGTCTGTAGCTCCCCAGGCCATCCTGTCATGTTCGGTTAGAAACTGAGTAGCTGTCCAACCCCTAGACTTTAAAGCGGGAGCCAGCACGTCCCTTGAATACTCAAAGTTCTTTGCATCATCATTGCGGGGTAGGATATAACCTTTACGAGAATACTTGGCTTGCCCGATGTTAGGTGAGGTGAGGGTATTTCCGCTGCCTGTGTACGTGCCGTTAACGTAAGTGCTACTGAATAGAGATTTTATCAAAACTGTGTTGTCTATCGTACAACTACCCGCACTAGTGAAGTTCACACATATTGCATCTGTTGTAGCAACACCACCGGCAATAACGCAGTTTTTAATATTTAAGTTACCTGCTGTTTTTGTAACTGAGTGCTGTCTCATATCTGCAATAAAACAGTTATTAAGCGAGAGCAGTCCAGTAGATATTGATGCTAAACCTTCACAAACCTTGTATTGGTAGCCAGCAATAAACACACAGTAATTAAACTCACCTGTGCATGTACCTATTAAATAAATAGAGCTAAAGCCCTCTAAAGTACAACGGTTAGCAATAACACCTCCACCACCGTTTGAACGTATAAGCTGATATGTAGCGCTAGTACAGGCTTTTAGAACACAATCGTCAAAAGTAAATACTTCTGATGTGGCCAAATTTACGGCACTGTTCGACCCTATTTGTGGCATAAGTGTTATATTACGCACCCTTGAATTGCCACCCGTCACACAGTTTATTGTATGCCCTCCAGCGCCATTAAAGATAACTTGACCCTTTAACGCAGGGCTGGTGTCAAACACAGACATAACACCTTGTAAAGTAGTTCCAACAAAATTGGCATGATCGAATAACCACGCCTCAGCATAAGTTCCTGCTGCAATGTTTACTGTGTGTGGGCCAGCACCGTCGCTTGCGGACCTAATCCTCGTGCGAACAGCAGCAAGAGTTGAAGAAGCAGTAGCCGGGGATGCATACGGTGATGCTGGAGTAACCCCAACTGTTCCAGCGGGTGCTACGTAATAAATTGCCATCCTACACCTCCCCGCATATTAAAAATGTTATTTTCATAATTTCTCCTGGGTATATAGTTTTCTTACATACCTTGAATTTCAACTCTACTATCTGTACCTGAAATAGTAATTTGTGATACATTTGGGTGTAGGATGATAATGTTTTCTTGCCCACCAAAGATAGTGCAAGTTTTTGTTGTATCTGAGTTAAAATATCTAGTTAGGTTTTCGGTTGAAGGCGTTATCTTAATGGCACTCCATCCAGTAATATCAAAATCTCCACCTAGGCCAATCTTAAAAACTTTATTACCTGAAAGATTTATAGGGACAAGTACTTTTGCTGGATCTGGAGTAAATGCTTCTATAATCTTAGATGTACCAGAATAACATGGGAATGTCATAACGGGCTCCTTATAAAAAGTGATGTATAAACTAATTGTTAATAACGAAAAAGAAAAGGGGAATAGTCTCCTATCCCCCTCTTAATTTTATAGCATATTCAGCTTTAACAACTCTTAAGTCATTGCGTTAGCTTGACCTAGGCCTTCAGCAAAGGTGAATGCGTTAGCATCAGGTGTAACAGAAGCAGTAACGCTAGTAACACCAAACTCTGCAAAGCGGTTAGGTACAACCTTAACATTCTTAACTACACCAACTCCACGACCTTCATTTAGAATTGCAATACCATACTTCTCACGAAGCTTGATATTCTGAATGTCACGCTCTGGGTCAGACCATTGATGCTGGTTAATTTCCTCAGATTGAACGATTGCGCCACAGTTACCTGAATCTACGAAGTAGATAGAAGTTAACTTGTTGACTGGATCGAAAGGAACCTGTGGAGAAACCATTACTTTAAATGGAATCTGTGCCCAAGAAGGAAGAACTGGGGAGCCTTTGAAGTCAACAGGACCGGCATTACCGAACTTGTCAGCACCACTCTCACCAGGTCTTGCACCTTTAGCAGCCATACCTAGACCTTCGAATGTGCCCTCACGGGAAACACCAGAAACGTCATAGCCACCAATTAGAGGACCACCACCATGTCTCCATGCAAATACTTTTAGGAATGGGTCTTTTGCCCAGATTGCCCAAGAAAGTGGATGCATTACGATGGTATCTGGAGCATAACCTTCTACTAGCATTGCAGCATAGATATCGAAGAAGTCTTCAGAGCCAAAGGAGTAGTTAAGAGCGCCATTAGATGCTTTACCAGATAATGGACGACCAATTACACCAGCAGATGGGTTTTTGTTATCACATAGAGTTAGGCCTTGCTTTTCAAATAGACGGAAGCAGATGTGGTTCTTTCTACGTGCGAAAGCTTTACCAGCAGCTTTTAGCCAAAGTGCAATAACATCATATTGAGACTGATCAATCATTTCCTCAGTTAAGGAAAGTTTGATACCGTACTTTCTGATGTCTACACGGATTACAGAGCCACCACCCATGGTGATTTCTTCTGTACCGTATTCTGCACCAGGAGCGATCTCATCGATCATTTCCATAGCGCCTTCAGCTGGTAGAGTAATGTAGATACCCTCTTTTTGAGAGATCTTGGTAAATAGTTGGTTAGCAATTAATAGAGGCTCAGCTGCCTGACGGACAACTTCGCTAATTGCGATAGGTAGATACTTAGAGAGATCCCCATGATTGAGGATGTCAGTAAGTTTAAAGTTTTCTGTACTAGCATCGGTAAGCTTAAGCTCCTTAGCGAGTGCAAGTAGTCTGTTTTCTAATTCGTTCATTGTGTTAAATCCTCCGAGCTTATATTAAAATGATGGTACGTTAAAGTTTACAGCGATTCTAGCAATATACTTAGGAGCATTAGCAATTGAAAGAATTGCGTTACGACCATCAGTAGCAGAACCAGGAGCTTCTTGCCATAGACCGAAGTCACGGAAGTAGGTGCGTACTAAAGCTAGATCTTTTGAAGAACCTTCTTTAAGGTCTAGAATACGACCAACTTTGTGACTAGAAATAACTTTATTGGTAACGTCAGTAGCATTATACATACGGAAGTTAGAATCAACATCAAAGCAAGTTTGATTGCCAATATAGTCTTTAAGTGTTTTAGCATTAGCAGCAGTGATTGATGCACCATAATCTGTTTTTAGGCAGGTAAAAGGTAGATCAACTTTAGGCTGATACTGTACAGTGTAGTTAGCAGTTGGGATTGGCATGTTGAAGAAAATAGTACGGCCAACTTGTGCGAACTGTGTAGGTGCAGTGCCAGTAGCTGCTGGTGATAATAGATTGACATTAGCCATTTTGGTTAGTGTCTTAGTTGTAGCACCATCTTTGAAAACAAAAGCAGAGCCTTCATCATAAAGAGAGATACGGAATGATTGTACGTTTTGAGCAATAGCTTCAATACGTGGGTTAACTTCTACTACAGGAACCTGAATATAGCCCCAACGAGTATAAGCTCTTGCACCACCAGTATCGTATGCATGCTTATAGAAAGTTGAAGGATCAGAAGGATCTGAACCAGGAGCAGCTAGAGCAGAGTAACGGATAATACCAATAGGGTCTGCACAGAAATCAATACCTGAAGCAAGTACTTCAGTTACAACTTCATCGCCTTCAGTAGCTAAGGAACCAGTTGCATCGACAGTGCGAGCAATAGTATCTTTTGCGGTGTACTTGATTGAACGTGAACCAGCAGTTACAGACTTATCAAGGATATAACCAGCAGGAACTAAACGCTTATTTGTATCATAGGTAATTACTTTACCAGGCATAAGAACAAAGAAGCTACCTACTGTATCACTGATTCTGTTTTCAGACTGTAGTGCAGGGAGATAACCAGCAGGGAAGAAATCTCCTGGAGGGTTATTACCTTCACCGACTTCTACGTTAAACATAGGAGTCCCTTGAAGATTCTGTGGGGCTACTACGTGATTTGCAAAATAGTTTGTACCATTAAATGACATTTTTAATTTCCTCCGAAATTTTTACTTAGTGAACATTCTTCTAAATAACATCTTAATGTCCGCTTCTGAATACTTATGGGTTTCTTCATCATCTAACTTTAGAGGATCTTTACCATCTAAGTTTTCATCTACGGCATCTTGAAGTGTGGGGTCTTTTATACTCTTAATATCTAAGTTTTCTTTATCTTTAGTGTTATTAACTTTATCGCTAGAGAACTTATCTTTTAGTTGTCTGTAGTCACTTACTTGACCAACTAAAACATTATAAGGATGGCTAAGTAATTTAGCTTTCTCATCTTCAATACTGTCTTTTAACAGGCCTAAGATTTGTTTTGCATCAACAATTTCATCAATTAGTGAAGATCTAATCTGAACATTTAAGTCACGGTTAAGGTCTTCTAATAGATCAATTTGTTCTTTAGCTTCGGTAATCTCATCTTGTAGGGAAGTTAATTGACCCTTCTCAACAATTTCTTTACCAGCATCGCTTAGGTAAGTAGATACTTTCTCTTGGAAGCCTTCTACTGCTACAGTAGATAACATATCAAAAACTGCATTTAGAGGAGATACTTCTCCATCAGTTAATTTAGTCATATCAGTAGCTTCGATTAGAGATTTAATATCTGCAATTAAAGTATCTAGATTACTAGTCTCGTCAGGCTTAGCGTCTTCATTGTCTGCTAACTTAGTATCTTTCTCATCTGCTTTCTTAAACTCTACTTCAATACCTAATTTTTTTGCAGCCTTTCCAATGCCAGATTGGGCTTTTGTTACTTCAGCAGGAGAAAGGTCTTCTGCACTGTCTAAAAGCTCAATAGCTAGTTTTACATTTAATTCATCATGTAGTGGAAATCTACGCTTAATCTCATCTTGTGTTTTCTGAACGATAGCAAATTGAGTGTCTTCCATTCCATCTTCTAGTTTTAAACTAGCTTCAAGAGCTTCTGATTGTTCTGCATCAACTAGTTTATTATCGGCTTTTTCGCCTTCAACTACACTAAGAGATACTACTTTCTCCATGCCAAATTCTTCAACATAAGATAAAGATACTACTTTTTTATCTTCTTTCTTACGTGCCATTACATCCTCCCTGTTAACTATCTTACAAATGTTATCGCAGCATACGATTGTTTTAGTTTCATCTGCAAGTTTAAAAAAGTCTCTCTTGTTGATAACATCTATATCAACTAAGAGGGTATCTTCTACTTCATATTCTGTTTCTTCTACTTGACCATCGTGTATACGTGTTACCTTACCATGTGGGTCAGCAGCCTTTTTCCCTGTTAGAAATGATAGTTCTTCATACTCAAGCTCTTCAGCAAGCATGAATCCATTTCCTCTTTTTCTAAAGTGTTCACAAGTATCTTCGACTTGGTCCTGTAAACAATGGGAACATATTAGCCTTCTAGGATCAGCACCAATAGATACTGTTAAGAATTCTTTTTCTAGAACTCTTCTAATCCCATCTTTATCATTAAGCATACCAACAGTTTCACAATATCCTAATCCGTCATACAACTTATTTTTTCTTTGGTAAGGGATAATTACATCTCTACATAAATCTAAATACTCTTCTGTTGTTAAATCTTCAAGTTGCCATTCCTTGCCAAGTTCATTATAAAAATCTGTAAGTTTATAATCTACAGCAATAATGCTACCAAACTTTTTTGATTGTTTAGGTCTATGGTTTTCAATAATAGGTTTAGGTAATGGATGAATAAAAGTTCCAATATTATTCTTTACGGTATCGTGACGATAAATAACAGTATTTCCATTAAGCATACCATAGTGAGATGCAGCAATAGTTACTAGTAATTCTTCTTTATTTCTAGCAGCATCCTCTAGTTTAATTAAAGAAGAATCAGATAATTTAATATTTCTTATTTCTCTTATTTTAAGTATATCTCGGCTAAACAACATTTTTTGCCTCACCTGTTATTAAGTATTTATTTAAAGCCAGATCAATATTTTTTTCCCAATAAGGGATTCTTATAAGATTAATCCCATTCTCTAAACAAAATTGAGTTTTAATAGAGTCTCGTTTTTTTTGTTTACGCAAATTTTCTTTTGCTTTTTCTTTAGAGCATCCACCAAATGTTGTAGGTTCGTAATGTCCTATCCCGTCATATTCAATGGCAGTCTTTAGGTTAGGTAGATAAAAATCGAAACGTAACTTATCTCCATTTCTTGAAAGGTTACATCCATTGAAAGATTTCTGCTCATCAAACTCTAGGTTTCTTCTTTCTAGTAACTCTCTTATCTTCAGCTCGCCTTTAGACTTTATACCACACTTCGGGCATCCTTGCCCAAGTAAATGAGCATTAGGAATTTGCTCAAATTTTCCATGAGTCAAGCATATTAGTTTTACCTTGGATTTATTGCCAGTATATTCTACTAAAGAATAGTCATATTTATTTCCATGCTTATTTATTGCTTTTTCTATAAATTTATCGACAGTTAAGCATCTTTTACTTGACTGTGCCTTCATACTACACAATGGACAGCTTTGTCCGAATAAGTGCAATGCTGGTCTTTGCTCAAATTCCCCGTGAATAGGACAAATAATCACAACTTTAGTTCGTGAGTTTACATAATCAACTAATGTATAGTTATACTTACTTCCATGGACAGACTTAGCCTTGCTTATAAACTTTTCTGTATCCAACTTTTGGATCATTATTCTTCTACTCTCTGTAAGTTATCTTTTTTAAATATAGTTCTTGTTCCATTTCTTAACTCTATTGTAACATTAACTTGATTTTCATCAATTGAAACAAATGTACCTTTCATATTCAATCCACGATTTGCAAAACTTATAACTTCTAGCTCTTCGCCTTCTTCAAACTCAACATCTTCAATCTTCGTTTCCGTCATTAGTATTTTCCTTAACCTTAAGTTTCAATCTTGAGTTAGGTCTAAATGGTGGAATCTGTTCTAGAATATTTGTCAAATTAATTTCCAACTCTCTGCCAATAAATTCTGAACTATCATCACTAATATCATCGAAATCACTACAGACAATGAACTTATTTTTATTGTTATTAACTGCTGTTAGTGCGTATCCATAGTTATAAGCTCTTGCATTCTCTGTTTTATTTGTAATTGCTACTCTATTAGCTGCTTTATTGATATAAGAATTATTTAACACTAGGCTATCTATTACATTATCTCTTAACGAATCTAGGCTGCCAAATATATTATGAGTAATTTTAACATCAGTATATTCTATATTAAGATCATAGCATGCGTCTTCTATTCCTTGATATAGCTTATCTTTCATATTACTTTTAATTTCATCATAAATAGCCTTAGTCGCAAACATAATATTCAATTTGTTTAAAGACTTATTATCTGTCTTGATCTTTTCAATAGAAGTGACAAATCTATCTTTTATGCTTTGTGAATATTCTGTATCTGTTAATTCTACTGAGTCTCTTGCCTTCTTTTTAACTATATTAGAATTAGACTTTGCTGTCTTTATAGGATCAGCAGTAGCAGCAGATGGCTTAGATTTTCCTGGGACTATTGGTTTAGTATGTGTCTTTTTAGCAGGAGCTCCTGGTTGACTAGTTTTAGTAACTGTCTCTACTGTCGTGGCATGAGCTATCTTGCCTTCATGTTCAACATACTTATCACCATATTCAGTGTCAAGCATAGTCTTATGAGGTGGCGTAGGACCAAATAATGCAGGGTGTGTGTACATTAAGTCTTGATCTGATAAGGTTTTCTCTCCACGCTTATTTCGTACTTCATGTATTGTTTTTGTCCCTTTAGCAAATAAATCTGCCTCATGGTTCTCTTGTCTAATTTTCCATTCAATATCAATTTCTTGAAACACTAAATCTGGCATATTAGACTTATCTACAAGTATATCATTATAAGGAGATTGTAACGCTAGCTCTAATAATACTTCCTGCTTGAACTGTCTTGATAATTCTTGCTGTATAAACTTAACAGTATCTAGGAGTGTCTTAGAAGCTTCCTGAGCTGCTGTTTCTCCGCCTCCTCCTCCTGCTACTGACATGTCTAATGCAGAGACTCCTAGCCCACTAAACACTCGTTCTTTAAAGTGTGCAAGATAAGGAGCAATGTCAAGTGACTTACCATTTGAACCAACAAACTCTATTTCATGTCTAGCATCAGTTGCAATACCACCATCATGAACAATCTGTTGCATATCTCTACGAGCTTGATCTAGTTCAGTAGTCATGGAACCGTGATCAATCATTTGTGGTTTTTCAACTTTATAGTGAATAATAGGAAATAGATCTCTGTAAATTAATAGCTGGATATCTTCTTCTATCTTTCTTAAGGTTCTTAT